GAAATAAACCCTACGGCCCGAATAGAATTTCAAAAAATGCTCAACAAGATGGGCAAATTGGAACCGGATACCAAGGCAATTAACGCAGGGGATGGCCCCCAAGTTATAATTAATATCACCCGTGCCAAGGATCAGGAAGAAATCGTTATCGAGGGCTCCGCACAGGCGATAGAAGATGCAACATGAGATAAATTTTGAGGTTATTGAGAGCCTTGACGACTTTTTCTACTCCCAAAAATTCATATCTTTAGCAGTTGGGCCCGTAGGTTCTACAAAAACGACTGCGGGGATCATGAAAATCCTCCATCATGCAGCGCTTATGGCCCCCTGCAAGGACGGGGTTAGGCGTTCTCGCGCCATTTGGGTGCGTAATACGCGAGAACAACTGCGTGATACGTCCATTCCAGACTTTTTAAAGTGGATTCCAGACGGGGTTATGGGGTACTTTCTTAAAACTGAGTACAAATTTGTCCTAAAAGTAGGGAACATTGAGTGTGAAGTTCTGTTTCGAGGGCTAGATGACGCCAATGACGTGCGAAGATTGCTGTCTTTACAAGCAAGTTTCTTTGTTTTTGACGAGTTTAGGGAGATACACCCCGACATTTACAACGCCGCCCAGGGTCGTGTGGGGCGATACCCCGATAAAATGATGAACGGGGTCGGCTGTAAGACCGACGACGGGCAAGCAAACATGCACCTTTGGGGAATGACGAACCCGCCAGACATGGATACCTTTTGGGAAACACTTTTAACCGAGCCTCCAGAGAACGTTCACGTCACAATCCAGCCATCAGGGTTAGCTCCCGAAGCAGACTGGACGCAGTTTCTGCCGGATGACTACTACGACAATCTTGCACATGGGAAAACGGAAGACTGGATCGACGTCTACATACATGCGCAGTTTGGACGGAGTTTATCTGGCCAGCCTGTGTTTCGTTCCTTCGACAGAACAGTACATAGCTCTAAGGAAGAACTGAAACCGATGTTCACTGACAGCCCGTTGCTAATCGGCGTGGACGCAGGTCTGACACCAGCCGCAGTCGTCGGAACGGTAGCACATGACGGACGACTGATTGTGTATGACTCGCTTATATCTGAGGGTATGGGGGCGCTACGCTTCGTGAGAGAGCGTTTAAAGCCGCTTCTTGCAAATAAATACCCTGGGCGACGTGCTATCGTAATCATTGATCCAGCGGCCTTCCAGAGGGCTCAGACCGATGAGAGGACAGTTGCGGACATTTACAAGACCGAGGGCTTTAGTATTAGACCCGCTCGTACAAACTCTATCGCGGCACGGATAGCTGCTGTCGAAACTTACTTAACGCGTGTCGTTGACGGCAAGTACGGGTTTATGGTTTGCTCTGTAGCGGCATCAAGTTTAGTTCAAGCTCTTGCGGGTAAGTACCGCTATAAAATAAACAACAAAGGGGCGCGGGACGAGAAGCCAGAAAAATCTCATCCATGGTCAGACGTTGCCGACGCGTTCCAGTATCTATGCTTGCACGCAGACGGTGGAGAAACATTTGGCGCCAACTCATTAAACACTCAACGTAAAAATATTGTGAAGGTGTCTTCCACAGGTTGGACATAATCTGTTGACGCGTTAACAGTTTCTATGCTACCGCTTAGCTGACGTCACATGTGAGAATTAAATATGGCAGCACTAATTCCTGTTGCGCGTGCTTCTGACCTTGAGGCTCAAGTGCAGCGTGAAAACGATGAAAAACAAAACTCTGCTATGGTTCAGGGACTTGCCGCGCACACACGTAAGCGGTGGGATATTATGCGTGACCATTTTCGTGACAACTTAGAAGATCGCTTAACCAGCTGTGTTCGTGCGCGTAACATGCAGTACGAGCCAAGCAAACTTTCTGAAATTAAAGAACAAGGCGGCTCTGAAATATTTATGGGCATCGTCAGCACCAAGTGTCGTACAGCGACAGCTTGGCTGCGGGATACTCTTTTAGGCCAAGGTGCAGACAAACCATGGTCGTTGACTGCTACTCCAATCCCCGAAGTACCACCGGATGTAGAGCAGACTATGCAAAAAATTATGCGTCAAAATCTGATGCAGTATTATAACGAAGGTGGCCCTCAGCCCCAGCCAGACGAACTAAAACAGTTGGCTATGGGCATGAAAGACACAGCCATGCGAGCCCTAAAGGAAGAGGCTGAAAAACGCGTCGAGCGCATGGAAACAAAGATGGAAGACCAGATGACAGAGGGCGGTTTTACCAAAGCTCTGTTTGAATTTACTAATGATATAGCGACATTCCCTTACGCGATTATGAAAGGGCCAGTCCCGCGAAAACGTAAGACAATGAAATACATCGAAGGGGGGCTTGGTGTTGTAGAAGTTCTCCGTGACGAGTGGGAGCGCGTAGACCCGTTTAAGTTTTACTGGTGCCCATGGGGCGACGATGTACAGCACATGCCCGTCATTGAAATCCACCACTTAACCCGTGAAGATGTCGAAGATATGATTGGGGTCGAGGGGTACGACGAAGCTGCGGTTCGTTCTATTCTATCTGATTTTGGAGCCGGCGGTTTTGGTTGGTTAGATCAGGATGGTAGTGACTACGAAGATATTACAGGTATAGATTTAGACGAAGCAAACTCTGACGTCGTTGCTGCCATACAACTTTGGGATAGTATTCCAGGTGATATACTTCTTGAGTGGGGGCTAGATGACGCTGATATAGAAGACCCTCAAAAGTCTTATCCGTGCGAAGTATGGATGGTTAACAACGTCGTTATACGTGCGGTTCTTAACTACGATCCTTTAGGCCGAAAGCCCTATTACGTTTCTTCGTTTGAAAAAATTCCAGGCCGTCTTGACGGCAACGGAGTCGCCGACCTTTGCATGGACGCTCAAAACATGTGTAATGCTGCTGCTAGGGCGTTAGCAAACAATATGGGCATATCTTCCGGCCCACAGGTCGGCGTTAATATTAGTCGTTTACCCGCAGGGGAAGACATCACGCAGATGTACCCTTGGAAAATTTGGCAGTTTAAACAATCTGACTTTGCGGACGCAACTCCGCCCATGAGTTTTTTCCAGCCAAACTCTAATGCCCAAGAGCTTATGGGAGTGTTCGGCCAGTTTATGGATTTAGCGGATGAGGTATCAGGTATCCCTAAATATATGACGGGCCAACATGTTCCAGGTGCCGGTCGAACGTCTTCAGGACTGTCTATGCTTATGAGCAACGCTGGCAAAAGTATAAAACAGGTTATTAGTAATATTGACTTTGATGTTATTAGACCAATGCTAGAGCGCCAGTACCAAAGAAATTTACGTTATAGTGAAGACCCGGAGCTTATTGGTGATGTACAAATATTGGCGCGCGGTGCAATGTCGCTTGTTGTTAAGGAAGCTGAAACTGTCCGCAAGAATGAGTTCTTACGGTTGGTTCTGGAGAGTCCGGTTGCACAACAAATTGTTGGACTGCCAGGCACAGCTGAACTCATGCGAGATATGGCCGGTACTCTTAACACCAATGTTGACCGTCTTGTCCCTTCTCGAGAAGAGCTTCAGAAGCAGCAAATGATGCAGCAGCAAATGATGCAACAACAGCAACTACAAGAAGCCTCGCAGGTACAAGAAGACGGAACACCAAAAGGTGGACGTCAGGATAACACCATGAGCCCTAAACCAAATGGTCAATAGCCCTAGATGTGTTGACACGTTAACACCTATAAGCTAGATTCCCGATATGATTGACTTGAATCTTTGTGATCCGCAGCACGCGAAAGCACTGTTGAGGCTTAAAGAAACAGGTGAAACGGCGCTGTTAAGTTTTTTTAAATCTGAAGCAGAGTCAGCCAAAGCGCGGCTAGTAAAAGCAACCGACATGGTTTCTGTCCACCGGTTGCAAGGACGCGCAGAAGCATTTGAAGATTTACTGGCGTCGGTTGAAGAAGCGGCAAAGGTAGTTAACCGCTCGTAAGAGCAAATAAAGCAGACCAGAGACGGGAGCAGCTTACCTACGGGCGCTGTGTAACAGAGTTGGAGCTTTGAGGAGAACAATATGGCATTGCCAAAGCAGGTACAAAAGCAACTTGAAGAAGTAGAAGAGTTAGAAAAGGCGCTAGAAGCCCAGTCAAATCCTAGAAAAGCCGACGCAGAAGATGCTGGAGTAACTCAGGAAGAGCCGGATACGGAAGCCCAAGATACTACTAAAACGGAAGAAGAGCTTAAACCTGAAAAAGCAGAGCCAGCTGACACGGTTCTAACGGACGTAGAGGAAGACACTTTTAAGCAAAAGTACAAAACCCTAACAGGTAAGTACGACGCTGAAGTTCCACGGTTGCACCAACAGGTGCGAGAAATGGCCGAGGCAACGAAACAGCTCCAAGAGGAGCTTAAAGCGCTTAAAGTTGAACCGACAAAGCCGAAAGAAAAAGTCAGTTTAGTGACCGACGCAGATCGAGCCGAATTTGGTGAAGAACTGCTGGACGTTCAGCGCCGTGTAGCAAAAGAGGTCTCTCAAGAATACGAGGATCGACTGGAGAAACAGGACGCGATTATCAACAGCTTGCAAGATAAACTTGCGGACACTGGTAATCAAGTTGGGGAAATGGGATTTTCTCAGAGGCTAACAAACTTAGTCCCTGATTTCGCCCAGATCGACAAGGATGAACGTTGGGTAGCGTGGTTAAACGAGCATGATAATATGCTTAGAGGCCCACGCAGAGTTCAGGCACAGAAGGCATTTGATACAGGCGACGCGGAAGCCATAGCTCATTATGTGGGTTTATGGAGAGAAACCGTTGCTGAACCAAATGAAACTTCGACGTCACCTCGCCAAGTAGAGTTAGAAAAACAGGTCACGCCAAATCGTTCTGCTAATTCTGTGCGCACGCAGAGTACTAGCCAAAACTCTAAAGTATATTCCCCCACACAGGTGGATAACGCTTGGAACAAGGTTCGTTCTCTAAATACGACAGGAAAGTACGAGGCGGCTGAGAAACTTGAAGCTGAATTGACTGCTGCGTATATGGAAGGCCGGGTTAAACTTTAACCTGTTAACATGTTCACAGCAGTTATGTATTAATTAACTCTAGGAGGCCAACATGGCTGCTGTATTTCCCGTCGTCGGTTCCGGCGCATTTGACACAAACCCATCGTATTCCGGTGCGTTTATTCCACAACTCTGGTCGAACAAGCTAAATGCTAAGTTCTATGCCAACACGATGTTGACAGAAATCTGCAACACATCGTGGGAAGGCGAGATCAAAAATCAAGGCGATACCATTAATATCCGTACCGCCCCATCAATCACAATCAACGACTACGCTGGTGCGGGTACTACCCTAACCAATGAAGTACCAGTGCCGATCACGCAGGC